TTCATCTGTGCTGCATTCTACCAGCCGCGCCTCAGCTGCCCGCAAGATCCGTTCACGAATGCGCATTGCCGTTTCAGCGTTTTGCAGTTCAAGGCGTTTTTGTTCGGATGTTTTGCCGTTTGGATTGGCATTGTTCCCAGCCCCGAAGCGTGTTGCCGGGGATGGGTTTGGGTTGCCTTTTGGTTTTTTGCTATTTTCCGTCATAAGGAAACTCTAACCTATTCAGCCTGATTTGTCACGTTGCTGATCAATCTTGTGCAACGCGGCGGAGCATATCCCGATCAACGCGGCCATCGATGAATGCTTTTTGCAGGAATGAATGATCCATCCCGGCCAGGCTACACACTTCGCGAAAGTCTTGCTTGGCTTTGGTAATCCACTCAATTGCGGTTAGTTTGGCTGCGATGGTTTCGGCGTCGCCTGTTGCCGTGTTTGTGGCGTCAAGGAATGCTTTATAAACGACGGATTGCCATAATGCTTTTTCGGGGGTCATTTGTCTTTTCCTTTTTGAGTTACGTTATGTTTCCAAGGTCACGCGGTAGAAATGGGCGAAAACCCGCGCCCTTGGTGCTGATGATTGCGGCGTTATGTAACATTTGCCCACCGCGCCTCTTGTCAGCTTAGCGCCAGTTTATAGCCATGGTCGGGCTAGGCGTTATTGGAACATTACATCATTACAACACAGATGCCAATAGGGGTTATTGTTCTATTTCTTCCAATAGTTTCATGTTTGCCAGAATGTTAACGGCGTTGTCCAGTGCTTGTATGCTTGCGGCGTGTTCAGCGCAATACCACAAGTCTGCGACGGTCATATCCTCAATGAGTGCCTGCGCGATGATGCCGCGAATATGATCCATTTGCGTTAGGGTCATGATTTGGCCCGTAGCCTATCCACCTCGGCTTGCAAGGCGTCCCGCATTGCGCTTTCACTGTATGCGGATCTAGCTGCGATATGTTTTTCCATCAATTCGCTTTTGACTTGTTGCGATTTTGGCAAAATAACAAGCCGCTTTTTTGTCATGGTCATGCCTTGCCCTTTCTTGGCTCACGTTGCGCGGTGCGATATGCCAATGCGCCGTTTAGTGTTTCGATTGCGCCTTGGACGTTGCCAGTTTCCAGCTTTACGGCGGCAAGTGCTATTGCCTCGCGCTGCCCGATCAGATCCGCGTGCATCCGTTCCCGATCCTTGCGCAGATCGTCGATGATGCGGTTGAGGCGTCCGATTTCGTTGATGGATTGCTGTGTCATTCTTTGGACTTTGCCAAGCGGTTTTTGCGTGCGTTGTTTTTGTGAAATGCTAGGCGTGCATCACGCGGCTTTGTGGGCGCATCATCTGCGCCTGTGATCTGCCATGTATATGTATTTGCCGGGCATGGCTTTACGGCTCCTTGCATCACCGGCACGCCATAGCGGGCGGATACGTCTGCGGCTAGTTGTTCGGTGGTCATTGTGCTTTCTCCATCGAATAAAGATATTTGCGATCCAGCTTTAGAGCCGCGTTGATTGTGCCACGCGCCCGAAGTCGTTGCAGCGACGCGTGAATGGTCTTTGGCAAGACGCCCATAGCATCTGCTATTTCGCTGCGTTCCATTGGCCGCCCGGCGTTTGCGAGAACAGTCATAACTTTGTGATCGATTGGCGAGTTGCCTGTTACCTCGGCCCGCATTTCTGGCAAGCGCATAAATTGGCCTGATTTTCGCGCCGATGCTTTCATTGCATCGCCCAGCAAAGCCTCGATGCCTGGCGTTACGAATGACGGCAATTTGAAGGCGTTTGCGATGATGGTTTCCGTGCGCGTCATGCCGTCACCTCCGAAACATAATTTCGGCCTTTTGCTGTAAGATCGTATGTGTGAAAGTTGCTGTTGTTCATCGATGTCAGCATGCCGCCGCGCACCATGCTTTGCATGATGTTGTTGCATCGTGCCGCGCTTACACCTGACCGGCGCGCCACATCCATCGCCGTGCATGGGATGAACGTTTTGCGCGGTGCGTGCCAGAATGCGGATGCTACTTTTTCGTTGATGCTTTGGTTTTTCATTTTTCACCGCCAATCATTTTGCGCAATTGCTTTTCTTGTGCAGCCTGTGCGGCAGCCCGTGCGGTTGGATGCGGTTGTCATGGGTTCATTTCCTTGTTTGGTGCGTTTCGGTTGATCTGACCTTATGTTGCCTCGCAACACGTTGCAAGCGAAAAATGCAGGGGGGAGTAAATAGTATTTTTTGCCCTCTATCCCCACCCCCCAGAACCTGAACCTATAGGAAACCCTATATCTCTCTCTCTATAATATACTAATTAAAAAAAATCTTTATATATATAGTAGTGTTACAAGGGCTTTTCCGATGTGGTTTGTTTGTTGCGGCGGGAGTAAATTTTACAGCTTTTTGCAAATTTGAAAAATCGGCCAGAACGTCATGTAGTAAAATCAACCCAATATGCGCGGACGCGGAATAAACTTTGATGCTTGCGATCGGATGCGGTTTTGGGTTAGAAGGGGGTTTGTGGCGGGGAGCGTGTGGCGCGCTCAACCCGCCGGTATCAGCGAAAAGGAAGTTCGCCAATGACTGATGATTTACCAAACAATGACCCTTTGCACAAGAACATCGCCAACTACACCGCGATGGGCTGGGCGTTAGTTGGCATCCCGGCGGGGTCAAAAGCGCCGTCAACATTCGGCTGGCAGACCAAGGCCACGCCGCCGGATTACTGGACCAAAAACCCGTCGCACAACGTCGGACTGTTGCACAGCCTGTCGGGCACGGTTGCGCTTGATATTGATCATCTGGAAAACACGCGGACGATATTTGATGCGTTGAACATTGATCTGGATGCGATCATGGCTGGCGCGCCGCGCATTGTGGGCAGGCCGGATCGTGGCAAGGTTTTGTTTCGCGCGCCGGACGGCATGACGCTGACCACCCGTAAAATCAGTTGGCCTGTTGATGGCGATCCGCGCAAGACTGAAGTGGTTTTCGAATTGCGCGCCGGATCGGTGCAGGATGTTTTGCCGCCGTCGATCCATCCTGACACGGGAATGCCATACACATGGGCGGGCACGCCGCTGGCAAATGGCCTGCCGCAGATCCCCGATCAGCTTTTGACGATCTGGACGGAATGGGATCGGTTCCGGCCACAAATGGCGGATGTTTGCCCGTGGAAACGCAAGGCCGAGTTTCAGCCGCCGCCAAAGCCCCGCAGGGAGGCCACACAGGGGCAATCTGTCATCGCGGCTTACAATGACGCCACGCCGATTGGGGAAGCCCTTGCGCGGGCAGGATACAGGCAGTTTGGCACGCGATGGCTGTCGCCCAACAGCACCAGCAAGATCCCCGGCGTTGTCGTGATGGATGATGGCCGCGCGTATAGCCACCACGCAAGCGACCCGTTTGATCCTGCGCATACGTTTGACGCCTTCGATCTGTTTTGCACATATGAGCATCTGGGCAACACCAGCGCAGCAGTAAAGGCGGCGGCGGATATTCTGGACATGCACAGTTTGCCCGAAGGTCCAAGCGAATTGGATCGTGAGATGTCGCGGCATGGTGCCAATGTTGCGGCGCTGATTATGAAAAAATCGGTCGCGCCAAAGCGGGAGGCAGTTGATACGGACGAGGTTCCTGTGCATTTGCTGACGGTGCCAGGCGTGCTGACTGACTTTGTGGATTTTGCGGCGGCAACGTGCATCAAGCCGCAGCCTCAGTTCGATGTGCAGGCGGCGCTTGCATTCGGGGCGGTTGTGATGGGTCAGCGATACATTACCAGCGGCAACAATATGTCGAGCCTGTTTTTCATGAATGTTGGCAAGACCGGCACTGGAAAAGAACATGCTGGCAGCGTGATCAGCAAAACGTTGCGGGCGGCTGGCCTCGATGACTTGCTTGGCCCGGCGGGCTATACGTCGGAAGGCGGCGTATTGTCGGCATTAAAGGCGCGGCCTGCGCACATCGCCGTGATCGATGAGTTCGGCAATTATCTGTCGGCGGCTGGCAATCGGGCGAGCGTCAATCAGCAACAGGCGCTGTCGATGATGATGGAATGCTTCGGGCGGCAAACGGACATCATTCAAAACCGAGGCTATTCGACGGTTGCGCTGACCGATGCGCAGAAGAAGGCAACCGAGGTCAGGATAAAAAACCCCAGCTTGACGGTTATGGCGATGACCACGCCGGAAACGTTTTATGACGCGATCAGTGGCAAGGATGTTGCAAGCGGATTGTTGAACCGCTTTTTGATTGTTGAAAGCCGCCTGCCGCGCAGCGCATCACGTCGCACGCGGCGGATTGATCCGCCGGACAATGTGATCGGATGGGCCAAGGCTTGCGCATCTGCAAACGCGGGCGGCAACACCACGGATCAGGGTTCGGAGTTTCCGCCGGTGCCGGTCGAGATGGAAATCACATCGAGCGCTTATCTATTGCTTGATGAATATGAGGCGATCCTGATTGAGCGGCAAAACAGCGCACGCTTTGAAGCTGCGGCATCGATGTTCAACCGTTCCCGTGAGATGGCCATGCGAGTGTCGCTGATCGTGGCGGTAAGCATGGGCTTGGATGATGTGGACGAGGTGGCCATGCGATGGGCGATTGACTATGTGGACTTCTATGCGCAGCGGGCTGTCCAGTCGATGGCCGACAATATGGCCGAGGGCGAAACGGATGCCTTGCGCAAGAAGGTTGCGGCGGCAATCAAGGCCTCTGGCATAAACGGCCTTAAGATGGCGGAGTTGATTAAGGTTGTTCCTGGCCTTGGAAACCTTGGAAAGCCGCAGCGCGATGGGCTTTTGTCGATGGTTTGCGAGGACTTCCCGATTGATCGGGCAGTATCAAAGCCAACGGGCGGCGGGCGTCCGTCAATTATTCACACATGGCGGCAAGATTAGGTGTTGCAATCGATGCAACACGCGGGTACTGTCAAATAGTTAGAAAAGAGGAGTTTGAAATGACTAGCAACGTAGAAACACTTTGCGCAGATTGGCTTGATGCCAAGCGCGCTGAAAGTCGCGCGCGGGAATTGCGCATTAAGATTGAGGGCGAAATTGCGCAAGCCTTTGACGTGCCGATGGAAGGCACAAAAACCCACCAAACAGAAAACTACAAGGTGACGCTTGGCCAGCCTATCACGCGCAAGATTGATCCTGCGGAATGGAATTTTGTAAAGGAGCACGTTCCGTCAAACATGCATCCGGTCAAAGTCAAGATTGAGGCAGATCCGGCTGGATGCAAATATCTTGTAAACAATGAGCCTGAAATGTGGAACAAGATTGCGGCGGCATTTACTGCAACGCCGGGCAAGGTTTCTGTGAAAGTTGAGGTGAAATAGAATGGCAATTAATCTTTCAAGCCTATCCCGCCCGACGGCGGCGCGCCCATTGATTGCCACGCTGTTTAGCGAGGGCGGCATGGGCAAAACAACGCTGGCTGCGATGTTCCCGAAGCCGGTATTCATTCGGGCCGAGGATGGAACGGCAAGCCTTGACGGCCATCCAGATGCCATGTTGTTTCCGGTTGC